CGGCCGACAAAGGCCAGCACGTCAACCAACCACCAAACGTGACCGTGCTGCCAAAGACTCCCACGATCAAGGATGTGTATGCAAAGACTCGCATCTTGATCATGCCATCAAAATATGAGTCTTGGGGGCGAACTGCCACGGAGGCCATGTGCTCCGGCATCCCGGTCATAAGCTCTGGTACTCCGGGACTTCGGGAGAATTGTGGCAAGGCAGGGCTTTACTTTGACAGAGAAGAAGTCAAGCTATGGGTTGACCAGATCGAGAAATTATTTCAGCCAAAAGCCTACGAAAAAGCCAGCAAAGCGGCCAAGATTCGCAGCCGTGAACTCGACCCAATGGCATCCTTGGAGAGACTTCGTAACTTTATGCGTCAGTCGATCACTGACCATAAACGTAAAGCATGAACCTCCTCATAGATACCGAGATTGTGCAGGACTACACCACCGAGCCGGTGAGTGTGGCTGAAGCAAAAACTTACATGAAAATAGCGTTCAGCGATGACGATACCTTAATCGGATCACTCATCAAGAACGCACGCATCTGGCACGAGAACTACACCGGCCGGAACTATGGCACGCGCCAACTGCATCTGACGATTGAGATGACTGCCGGCGAGCTTTACGAACTGCCAGGGCCGGTGCAGTCAATCGACATGGTGATGGTTGACGGATGCTCTACAAGCGATTACAGGGCCTTTGGAGCCAATGGTGCACAGATGTCGGTGTATCACTCCGGAATCTATGAGATATGGCTTACAAGCGGCTATATATCAGTTCCTGACGATATCAAGAACGACATCCTCTGCATCACGGCGTACACCTACCAGAACCGCGGCATTGATTTGAGCAATGAAGGTGCCAACCTTGTGGACTTCCCGATGATGTCCGCTCAATACTACCGGAGGGTTGCGATATGAATCTGCAACTCAAAGGAGTTCAGGGGGTCATCAACGCACTTGCCCAACTTGACAACGAGGTGACGCGTGAAGTTGATGCCGAGATGCAGGCAAGTGTCAACAAGATGGCACTGACGGCAAAGCGCAAGGCTCCTGCCAACTTCGCAGAGCTGCGCAATAGCATTGGGTCGGAGAGGATAACTTCCTTGCAATACTCGGTATTTGCCAACGCTTACCACGCGCCATACATCGAGTTCGGCACACGCGGCAAGGTTGATGTTCCTGCAGAGATGGAGCCGGTGGCCGCCGCCATCAAAGCACGACCAAAGAAGGGCAACTGGACGCAGTTCGTCAACTCAATTTATGAGTGGGGAACGAAAAAGAAAATCATCAAGAAGGGCGATAAAAACCACGCCGTCAACATTGCACGGAAGATATATAAGTTCGGCATCGCACCGCAGCCATACCTCTGGCCATCATTCGTGGCTGAACGCAGCAAACTTATTCGCCGTATCACCGACATAGTAAAAAAGAAGCGATGAAGAACCCAGGCACATCACTACGCAAGGCATTTGCCGCCGCTTTGGCTTCGCTGACCTATGACGGCAAAGCGATCACGGTCTACTCGCAGCTACCCATTGTCACGCTTCCGGACAATTATGTGTACATCAACAGCATGGCCCATGCCCAAGTCGGCAACAATCAGCTTTTCGTACATGATTGCTCGATTACGCTCGATGTGGTGGCAAAGCAATACAAGCAGCTCGACTACGATGTGACGGATGGCATTGCCGCAGAAGTGATGAACAGCATCACTACTTTCCCTTACTCCACCATCACCGATGCCGACTTTCAATTCGTGGCTCCGACATTGGCATCGAGCAACTACCTTGTCGAGCAAGACGGCAGCGCATGGCTCGTTCGGAAATTGCTTACTTTTGATATGACATTAATTGAAAAATAAACAAGGAAATGGGACAAATACAAGGTTCGGTTCAGAACATTGAAATCGATGTAACCGGCGGCTCAAGCTACAAGACGCTGGTCTGCTTGCGCACATCGAGCGTAAACTCCACCGTGACGGTCAACGAGGACGAGACCAACTGCGGCAAGCTGACAAGTGTTGGCGATCCGGGCTTCTCTTTCTCGTTCGATGCAGTGTGCGAGGTCGCACCGACTATCACACAAGTCAGCTACAAAGATCTGCTGACTGCAACGGTGAACAAGACGAAGATCACCGTGCGTTTCCAGAATCCAACGGTCGCCGGCGCATCTATAGGCACGGTCTATTACCACCAGTGCGAGGCTTACATCACTGACCTTACGCTCAACCAAGATGCGGCCGGCGGTGCATATGTCAACTTCTCCGGCACGATCCAATCTACCGGCACGCTTGACATAACTCCGTAAGCTTTCACACAACACACACAAATATGAACGGATATATTCAAGCCGACATCCTTGGTCGTACCAGGGGTTTGAAGTTCGGCATGCTGGCAGTCCAGCAGATAGGCATGGAGATGCAAAAGCTTGGCAAGGTCTTCGGGGATAACTCGATAGACCTTGCCGCCGTGCCCGTTATTATCTACTGGGGTCTCTTCAACAACTGCTACATCAAGAAAGAAGACCCGGACTTCACCTTTGAAGAGGTGGTTGACTTCGTGGATGAAAATATAAGCAGTCCCGATCTGTTCACTCCAATCCTTCAGTCCTTCTACGATTCCAAGTTCCTTCAGCCAACCACCACAGCACCGCAGGAAGAGCAAAAAAAAAGTTCGACCTCGACACGCAAGAAGGCTGGGACAAATTAAGGGCGCACGTCACCGGTGAAATCGGTCGCAGTGATTACGATGCGCTAACTTTCAAGGAAGTCTCGCTCATCATCGAAGGATATCAAGAGCGTCTCATTCACGACTACCGCAACACGCGGCTCGTCATGTTCATGATGGCGAAGATGTGGGGCGATCCCAAGAAGGTGCCTGACAGCCCTGAAGCGTTGTGGAAACTGCCGGGTGACGCGGATGCCGGGGTGACAGAGGCCGACATCGCCGAGATGTTTCGTAAATTGCGGTCAAAGGAGCAAGGTGGCTGACAATCAACTTCAGATAAATATAGGCGCAGACACGCGCAGCCTTGAGCAAGGTTTGCAGCGTGCCACTGCCGCCGTGGAGACATTTGACAAAAGTGTCAAGAAAACAACCACAGATTCAGGCAAGGCTACGCTGGCACTGACCAACCTTGGCCGCGTAGCATCTGACGCTCCTTTCGGCTTCATAGCCATCGCCAACAACATCGAGCCACTCATTCAGTCGTTCCAATCTGTACGGAAGGAATCCGGCAGCGTGGGCGGTGCGCTCAAAGCATTGGGCAGCTCACTTGCAGGACCTGGCGGTCTGCTTCTCGGCTTCACGCTTGTCAGCTCTGCCATCACGGTGGCCATTCAGAAATATGGCAGTTTAGGCGGTGCGCTTGATGCGCTTTTCGGCAAGCAAGATTCGCTGAACCAGGAGATAAGGTCAGCGGCTGAATCTTATGCCAAGTACAATGAACAGCTCAAGTCATCGGTCAGCATTCAATCAAATGCCGCCGGCAGTACGCAAGGGGAGATCAGCAGGGTGCAGGCATTGGCCGCCATTGTAAATGACACGACTGCAACCTATCTGCAACGCAACAATGCGCTGCAAGAATTGGCGAAAATCAACAAGACATATTTTGGCAACCTTGACCTTGAAAGCGTCAAACTCGGCACGTTGACCAAAGCGGTCGATGCGTACACAAAAGCCACCATTCAGTCAGCGGTAACCAAAGGCTTTGAGACAGAGATAGGCACGGCGAATGTCGAACTGAATAAGCAGGAGAACATCCTGAAGAAGCTACAAGATAGGCGCAGGACGCTTCAGGCTGCACCTCAAAGGATTGTCGGTGCAGCGGCCACCGTTGACACGCGTGACATCGTCGCTGCCACGCAGGCAGAACTTGATCAGGCAAGAGTAGTGACTGAACTGCGTGCGAGGATACGAGAACTGAACACAGCCATCGGCGATAGCATCCGACAGTACAATGCCATCACGGCGCCAATTAATGCGGCCAATGCTGCTACGCAAAACAGCACCACGGTCACAAATACGAACACGACCGCGATAAATAAGCAGGCAACGGCCTTGCAAAAAGCGGAAGAGGCACGCAAAGCATCGCTGGCCGCCATTCTTGCTGAAGCAGGGAAGGTGCAGACGCTTGACTTCACATCCTTCTTCGACCTTGATCCGGCAGATGCTCGTAGCAAATATGCACAGATATTTGCACCAATTCAGAGTGCATTTCAGGAGGCACTTGCACCATCACAAGGTACTCTCGGTCGCAACTTTACCATAATTCCACCAGAAGCCATACAGTCAGCCATTGACAATGTGAACCGACTGCGTGATGCTGGACTACAAGCAGGCGCAGCATTTAGCTCCGTCATATCGCCGGCCATTGACGGCGTATTCAACGCCATTGAGAATGGGCAAAGTGTGATCAAGTCACTGGGCGAATCGTTCAAGAAACTTGTCATCGACCTAATCAAGGCAACGGTCAAGGCTGCTGCCTTTGCGCTGGTCATCTCTGCGGCATCCGGTGGCACCATTAATTTCGGCACTGCCTTCCGCGGTGCACTGCAACTCGGTGGTGCAGGCGGTGCCGGCGGTCTGCGCATCGGTGGCGCAGCTGCTCCAACCTTCGGGGGAGTGAGCGGCTTCGGTGGTGGTCTGCAACTTGCCGGTCAGGTAGTATTCACGCAGCGCGGCACTGACCTTGTCGGGGTGCTCAACTCATCGAACGCACGCATAAACAGAGTCGGATAATGGCAGCAGTCAAGTTCTTTCTTGAGTTCGAGAACGTGCAGGGTGATCTCTGCACGGTCAACTTTAT